CGCTTGAGCCTTGCCGAAAGAGGCATGCGGACATGAATACGTAAATTCAAAAGAAAAACGTTGCACTAAAAGGCAAATTGCCAGGAGGCGGTAAACAACCCACAAGGCAAACACCACGCACGTGGTGGGCGGATGGATCCCGTAGTTCCATTTTGGTAGAGCCACCTCTCTTTCCAACGCATGTTTTCCCGGGCGGTACCGATCAGCAAAATACGGCTTCCCTTCGAGCTAGTACGAGTGGCACACTACAAGCAGTGCCGAACCCGCATTCACCCATGCGCCAAATCGTCTCTGAGCTGAAAAAGGCTGAGACGGCCGTTCCACGGTGGCACCAGAGCGCAAAGTGCACAGGCCTCTGGTGGTTCTTATGGTCTCCTATGTGTGCAGGCCTGCAAACTGCCAGTTGGAATGCAGGTACCTTGATAGGCCAGTTCAACGCGTCCGCCAGGTCGCGCGCACACACCCTTCACCTCACGCCTTGGGCACTCAATTGATACCGTCGTCAGCCTCACCTACAACTCGCTGAGCTAGGGGCTACCGGCCTTGAGCATATGCAGATCCCAAGTACGACCAGGCTTTAGGAGGGCTCGCTGTGTAATACCACGAGCTCCCCCGTTAAAGAATAAGGCGGGGCATCCAGGCATCCGCTGCATGCGGTGTGAAACGTCCAGAACGTCCATACGTCCTGATCACTAAGCCCTTAACAGGAACGAAGTCATTGCCCTCTCTCGCGTTGGCCACCACGCCATACGCCGGTCTCTAGGTTGTAAAAGCGCAACCTCACACACTGTTTAGGCCAAGCAGGCCGGCTGTTTTCCCGGTTCCACGGGTGCTGTTTTGGTCCAGACAAACCTAACAAAAGAAAAATTCATCGTCCATGTTTTGTGCAGAGCCAGGAGGATGCGTTTTGGGACGGAATCGCACTGACTGCGTGGACTTTGTAAGGTTTTGTGTCCAACGGCTTAATGCCGGTCGAGTCAACGAGAAGATCAATTCTGGTGAGCCGTTTAAGGCAATAAGCCTGCTCGAATAGAAATTCCCTGAGACCCGCCGGCCTTCAACCACCGCAATGGTGCGTTTTGCCCACGCTTTGGTGGGCTTGTGCCATGTGTGCTTGGCACCCCCTACTTGGCCAGCTTCATTCCCGGAAAGTACTCCTCCAGAGGTACAGTCAGGTCGATGATGCCGCCCTCCATGTCTTCCACTTTCCGCATTGCCCTGGCGTAGTTCTCCTCAGTGTCAAACTGAGCGCGAACGACGTCTGCGGATTCGTCGGTAGACTGGAATGATGTGAGCTTCGATATAAGGTCGAGTTTTGTGCCATACTCGAACTTTCCATGAAGCTTCATCTGATCTTCCCAACAAAGGTCAGTCGTGTCACCTGCTACGCAACCGGCTTGGACGGCCCAGTGCGTGGACAAAGCACGGTAATACGACGACATCAACTTGGAGGTG